AAAAAGATTACTATGTGATCCCATGCAATGATCTATCTTCACCATATTGGTCTGATGAATATATATTATCAGAGATAAACTTTGATTATTACATAACAAAAGCAAATAAAATTATTGAAGCATGTATGAATTTACAATAAGTGGAGTATTAATTCCAGCAGGTATAGAAATAAAAAAACTTATGCATAAAATGCTAGAAAAAGAATTAATTCCAATATGTATTCAAAATGATGATGAAGAATATAATTTTATTAGAGAGCAAGTTATTAATGAAGATAATATAGAAACACAAGGGTTAATTCATTTTATATCATATATAAAAAACTTTGAAGCATGATTTATATAGTAGAGCATATTAAAGAAAAGACAGAAAAATGGGCTTTTGATAATTTAGAAAAAGCACAGAAAAAATTCATTTCTCAACTAGCAAAAATAAAAGTAGAAAAAGCAATCAAAGTAGAGAACTTTGACATACATTTTATATCTCCAACAGGAGAAGAAAAACTATTTATAAAAGAAGTAACATGAATGCAAAACTGAAAAAAAGAACAGAAGTACAGAAAAAAGCTGTAAAAGAAATTGTTAGTTCTAATTTTAGGGGTATTGTTGATGTAGCACCAAGAGTAGGTAAATCTAAAATAGCTATTGATGCTATGAAGAAGCTAAAAAAAAACAAAAAGGTGCTGATTATAGCACCTTTTAATCCCATATTAGAATCATGGAGGGCAGAATTTGAAAAATGGGAGTTTAATTTTAATGGAGATATAATAAATCAAAGGTCATTAGATAAAGTAAATATCTCTGATTATGATCTGATTATATCAGATGAAATTCATACTCTTTCAGAATATCAAAGACACCTACTCAAAGCTAAGAAAGTTTTAGGATTTTCAGGTTCTATTTCTAAAAAAACTAAAAAAATATTAGAAGAAGAACTGTTTGTTAGACCTATATATACTTATACAATTGCACAGGCAATTAAAGACAAGATTATTTCTGATTATCAAATAAAAGTAATATCTTGTAATCTTGACACCAAGCAAAAATATATAGAGGTAAACACTAAAAATTCCAAATTTAAAACTACAGAGTGGAATAATTACCAATATTTAGATTCTCAATTTAACAAGTTCAAAGCTATGTCTTGGTCTAATCCAAGACTAAATAATGTAAAAATGCAAATGGCATCTAAGAGAGCTGATTTTATATATAATTCTAAAACTAAATTAGAAGCATGTAAGAAATTAGTAGAGTCTATGGATGAAAGATTTTTATTATTTACAGCAAGAACTAATGTAGCAGATAGTTTTGGTATAAATTCTTATCACTCTAAATCTACTGCAGATACATTATCTATGCTTTGTAATAAAGACATAGATAAACTAGCAGTATGTGAAATGACTTCTATGGGTATTACTGTACCTGATCTTAAAGTAGGAATCTTTCATCAACTAAAATCTTCAGAAGAGAATGCTATTCAGAAGATTCTAAGAATGTGTAATTGGGAAGATGGTGAAGTTGCTAAAATATACATATTTCAGTATGCAAATACACAAGATGAAATATGGGTAAACAAAGCACTAGAACCATTTGACCAAAGTAAAATTGATTATATAAGTTTAAATAAATTTGAGTATGCTTAACAAACAACTGTTAGATATTCTTGAAGAGAACAGGATTCCAGACACTGGAATCCTTTATCTTCTGGCTATCTACTACAACTTAGATGCACAGCATCTTATTGATGATGATGTTCAGAAAAAAGTGAACATGTTAAAAATTGTTGAAAGAGATTATGATGCAGATGAATTTACTATCAAATGGAACATGCCTTTAATGGAAGGAGAGAAGCCAACAGTAAGTCATTGGGATTGGGTAGATGATTGGAGAAAACTTTTCAAGCAAGTAAATCCTGAAAGAACAGGAGTAAAACAATACTGTATTGCAAGGATGAAAAGATTCTTTTCTAAATATCCTAATTATAGACAAGATGATGTAATGAAGGCTACTAGAGCATATCTATCTACAATTTCTGATCCTAAATACTGCAAGAAAGCACATAGATTTATCTATGAAGATAGTGGTGTTAATGAGTATTCTCTTCTACTAGAATGGTGTGAGAGAACTAAAGGTTCAGATAAATATTTAAAATTTAAACAGATGGGTAAATGAATTTTGTAGAGAAGTTTAAATCAGGTCAGCTTGGTAAGAATTTTGGTTTACCTACAGGATTAAAGTCTTTTGATTTAGCCATTGATGGTGTTCAAAAGAAATCCATGTATGGTATTGCAGCTGCACCTAAAGTAGGTAAGACTACTTTTACAGATTTTTCTTTTGTTATACATCCTATTCTTTATTGCTTAGAAAATAATATTAACATAGAGTTTCATTACTTCTCTTATGAGATAGATAGAATCAGAAAAGAGTTTGATTTTGCATCATTCTTTTTTCATTATGACCATAGTATATCTTCATTTGAGTATAATGGTAATAGATATGCTATTGGTAGTAGATATTTTCTAGGTAGACTAAAATGCAAAGAAACAGATGAGATTATTCCTGTTAGCAAAGAGCATAAATTGTTGTTAGAAAAAGTATATATAACTAGAATCATACCTATATTTGGTGAGTATAGTCCTGAAGGCAAGAAGATTAAAGATGGTATCATTAATTTTCTAGCTGATAGAGATAACCCAACAGGTATGAGGAACTTATTACTTAGCTATTACAAAGACAATGGTAACTTTATATATGAAGATTATTTTGTTTTACAAAATGGCAAAAAAGTTAAACAACAAAAGATTAGTGGTTATAAACAAAAAGATGAATCTAAGTATCACATAGTTATTACAGATCATATTAGAAAACTCAAAAGAGAAAGGGGATTCTCAATGAAAGAGAATATAGATAAGTGGATTGAGTATACAGTAGATCTTAGAAACTGGTGTGGTTCTACCTTTGTACACATATGCCACCTCAATAGGGCAGTAGGTGATATAAATAGAATTAGATATGAGTCAGAAACATTACATCCAACAGGTGATGATGTTAAAGACACAGGTAATCTTTCAGAAGAATGTGATTATTTAATTACACTCTTCAATCCAACAGAAGAAAGATATAAATTAGATAGTCATTTTGGTAATGATCTATCTTTATTTCCAAATTACAGGTCAATACACTTAGTAGAGAGTAGAGATACAGAATGCCCACAGCATCTATTTACTCAAATGACAGGTAATATAAAAACTTTCACAGAAATTTATTAATTTTAAAATTAGAAAAATGGCAAAATCAGTAGCAATTGTTGCAGATTCAGGGTTTGGTAAATCTACTGCTATAGCAAAGATTGAACAAATAGGTCATAAAGGCTTAGACCCTAAGAAAACATTAGTAGTTAATGTTAAAAACAAACCTCTACCAATAAAAGGTTGGAAGAGTAGCTTCAAGCCTATAACAGGCAAGGAAGATTTAAAAACAGGTAACTATCTAGCTACATCAGACTTTGGTGTAATTATAGATACCTTGAATTATTTTAATGAGAATAGAAAAGAGATTGTCAATGTTGTTATTGATGACTTTCAGTATTTAATGGCTGATTCTTTTATGAAAGATGCTCTTAAAAGTGGCTTTGATAAGTTTAATAAACTGGCTAAAAGAACTTATGATGTGCTAAATACAGGTATTAACATGAGAGAAGAAGTAAATTTTATTATTCTCACTCACTCTGAAATTGTAGAAACTCAAAACTTTGGTACTACATATAAGATGAAAACTATTGGTAAAATGCTTGATGACAAAGTTAAGTTAGAAGGTTTATTTACTATAGTATTGTATGGTAAGTCTACATTTGATAATAAAAAGGGAGCGCAGAGAAGTTTTGTAACCAACTTAGATGGTCAATATCCTGCAAAATCTCCATTTGGAATGTTTGATGAACTATATATCAAGAATGATTTAGGTCTAGTAATAGATACTATGAACGATTATTATAATTAATTATATTTTTTAAAATTTTTATTATGCAATTAACTGTAAATCAGATTTTAGAAGACCTAGAAAATGGTCTAACAAGAACATCCTCTGCAAAGAATCATAATCCTGACAGAGGTAGTATTATGGATAAGTATAACCTTACTCACTTCGAGGTTAATGAGTTATTCAAACACCCTAAATTAAAGGGTAAGAAAACTAAGCAACCTAGAGAAGTAAGATTTACTTTGATAGATGACACAGTAGAACAAACTACTGTAATAACTACACCTACTCATAGAGTAGAAGAAAACAGAGTAGAAGAACCTACTGCTGAAGTAGTAAATAGTGAAGAAGAAACAACCTCTCTTGGTTGGTAATTGGTGTATTTAAGTGAAAGTCAATAATGGCTTTCACTTTATTTTATTTAATCTTAAATTATAATTTATGTTATTTGGAGGATATGAAAGTGATGAAAGAAAATCATCAGTCCAGTTTGGTTTAAATCAAGGTGTGAAATTACAAAAATTTGAGTACAACCCATCTATAGAATTTCCTAATGGAAATACTGCAGAAGGTGTAGAAATGGAATTTAATGTAAATGGTTCTGTTATTAGAACTAGCATTTTACCACCTAACAAAGTGTATGACAAAGGTCAAGAAATTACAGACCCTACACACAAAGCATTTAAGAAAGCAATTGTAGAACTCAAAAAGAGAGTATATCACATTGCAGAATGTTTTATGACTAGAGAAACATTACAAGAAGTAG